TACTGCAGCAAAGGAAGCACCAGGAATACCAAACAATACGGTAGGGATCATACTCGTTGCCTTCTGAGCATTATTAGATCCTTCTGGTCCAATCACTCCTCTTATATTACCGTTACCAAATTCCTCATTCGGATGTGTGGCTAATGTCGAACCGTATGCCATCCAATCAGCAACACCACCACCAATGCCAGGCAAGAATCCTATAAATGCACCTATTGCTCCACCTCTTAATGCATCCCATTTATATTTCCATGTTGCTTTAATTCCATCCCATGTTTGACCTGATGTATCATGAGGCTGTGTTGTTGCACTGCCTTGTTTTAATCCATCTAATATTTCGGGTATGGCAAATAGACCAGCAACCATTGGCATAATTTGAATACCATCGGCTAAGTAATCCCAACCAAATGTCCAACGATCAGCATTTGTAATAGGATCTACTCCTATCATTCCAAGTAATGTTCCAATAATAATAGCAATAATACTTCTTATCCAAAATCTATTACTAACAAATCCTACACAAGCAAGTGCTAACATAGTAAATGCCCATAGTTCAGGTACTCCAAAGATCATCATAAGATTCATATACCAAGGGAGTAAAGCAAACGTAAGTGTTCCCCAAAAGAGACCATTGACTGTACTTGTTGTGATCGCTGCAGTTAAAGCATATGTTGCTTTACCCTGTTTAGCTAATGGATGTCCGTCTATCATTGTAGCAGCGGATGAGTTTGCACCAGGAATTCCTAATAAAACACCTGAGTATGTGTCTCCCGTGGTGGATGCTGCGACTACTGCCATACAAAAGACAACGCCAAGATAAGGATCTGAGAAGAGATGCATGAAGCCAAATAGAATGACAAGACCTGTCGTGGCCCCAGCAGCGGGTAATAATCCAATGACGAGACCAAACATGGTCCCTAATAATAAATGTGTAATCATAATATAACTTTATTTACCAGTTTTTCATTTAATACCTATATTGTATTTGGGACATAATTCCCAATCGCCTTTTTCTTTATGCGATATAATTTTAATTTGGTTTAATGGAGCAGTTTCTCCAATAGGTTTAACAGTCTCTAATAATCCCCAATCAGACATGAGTGTAACAATTGTATTACGTCTGTGAATATCATTCTCTGTTAGGTTTGATGGCTTACCATCTAATAAGAATAACTCTTTAAAATGAGTTATAAAATATCTACCTTGCTTGTGCAAGATATGACATGATTGAAATAATTGAGAGTCTCGTTTGGATGCTACACCCATACGAGTTAATGTTTCCCTGATTTTTAAGAAGTCATCAGGTTCAGCTAGAGTAACTTCTAACATCATATCTGGTGTCCAATTGACTAAACTATCTTTGTGTTCCGCCATGAAATATTCTTCCCTTTATAGTATTCAAATTTGCCTTACTTAAAAGCGGAAGAACATCGTGAGCCTTTTCATTACTGTATCCATAATATATTTTGATAGCATTAATGTCCTCAGATTCATTAGACTTATTCCACTTGGAAAAACGATTACGTTTTCTAATAGTATTTATAAGAAAGTCGAACTGCAGGCGGCCATCCAGATGATGAAATTTGTTCATTTCATTAGCGTATATGACAGTGTCAGGGAAGTAAGATAGACCACGGTTTACCATAAAGGCATTATAGTCTTTCTCATTTTCTAGTATATCAATCTTTGAATTTGATATTGATGTGATTAATGCAAATGGATTCAATTACGCGTTGCTCCTACGTGTTGTTTTTTCTTCCAGATCCATACTGCTAATTTTGAATAAGGGGGTGTGTTCATTGTTTCAATATGCATTTCAACAACATCAAAATAATTCTTAAACCATTTGTGTGCACATTGATCTGCCATGTCTAATGTCCATGGCACATAAGTTATGTCATTGTGGTGTGCTTCTGGTTTTCTGTCAATGTGAACTCTGACTGCACATAACCCGCCAGGTTTTAGCCATTGCATAAAGTAATCAAAGTAATATAGATTATCTTCTAGTGTACCGAAGTTACACGATCCTAATGCCATAACAACATCAGCAAATTCTCTATTGAATATGTGATGTGCTTGATGGAAGGTTGCTTGAAAATCTGCTTCAGGGTATGGCGCTGCATCAAATCCAATAATATTATCAAACATATCTTTGAATGGATTAATGCCACAACCAGCATCGATGACTAATGGATTGACATTAAGTTTAACAATCTCATCAATAATCCTTTGACCTAATACTACACCAGAGGTTGGATGTCTTTCGAATTTTTGTTTAGTATATGGTTGACCAGTGAAGAAGTCTATGACTTTCGTTTCATTAGTCATAGGTTAGTCTTTATGTATTTAACATTATCAAGAATAAATGATCTCCACCCTTGAGCTTCAACATCAAAGACATTCATATAGCTTTGGTTCTCTTCATCTGGTGGATTACCTATATTTTTCGGCGCGAACTCGACAGGGATCTGTTCAGCCATAAGTGTACATTTCATTATACGGTCATCGCCATTCTTTTTAGTAAAGTGTACTTCAATGATCTCATCACGTAAGAACTCTTTTATATTTTCGTATAAGTATTTAGGCATTTGGACCATCCGTTGAGTTGTCGTGTAAAAATCTATTCATACTAGCAATCATTTTACTTGCCTTGTCTAATTGCCATACAATATTAACTATAGCTAATGCCATAATAATTGATGCGTAGTCTGCTAATTGTGCTACCATAGCTATCTCCTATTTAAATTTAATTTGTGACATTATTTCTGTCATACATGCCACTACGTTTAATTCATGATCTGCAACAAAACTATCCTTATATGAATAGTCAGCAAGTATGAGAACCAATTGAGGAATACTCTGTGGTTGCACATAGCTTGACATATTGTCATAAACCATTCTAAACAACTTTGCAGATTCTACGTCAATGTTATCAGTAACCCATCTACGCATCTTCTTAAAGTTCTTTGCTTTGAGGTCTGTCATCAATGAGCTTATACTTGCCTCAGATAGAGTAACAAGAATGCCAGTATCGATATGACCACTCATACCATATCTTTGACACTCATTTAAGACACGTCGCCAGTCTGGTATGTATTTCATAATCAGTTCTGCAATAACCTGATTATCATATATAATACTCTCTGAGTCAAGAATGAATTGAAGCCTTTGCATAAATGCTCCGGCTAATGATTCTGATTCAGCAGAATAATTAAATTCATATATAGAACATCTCGAATGGAGAGGATCTATTATACGATTCTTAAAATTACAAGTTAATATAAATCTACAATTCGAAGAGAACTCTTCAATGAACCCACGTAATGCAGGTTGTGTAGATTGAGGATTTAAGTAATCAGCCTCATCGAGGATAACAACTTTCTGTCCACCATGCAATGATACAGTACTTGCAAACTGTTTAATCTTACCACGAAGGGTATCAATGTTTCCATCTTCGGAACCATTAATCATCATATAGTCAAGATCTAATTCATTACATAATGCTCTGGCAACGGTAGTTTTACCTATGCCAGCAGAACCTGTAAACATCATATTCGGAAGTTCCCCCTTTTGGACAATTTGTTCAAAGGTATCTTTGAGTCCTTTAGGGAGAATGCAATCCGATATGGTTTGTGGTCTATACTTTTCTACAAATAGAAATTCTTTCACATTGACCTCATAATATAATTTTGCATGGTACTATTATACCATGCTTTTACTAATTGTACATACTTACTCAGCTGGTTTTTCTTCAACCGCTGGAGTAGATGCTGTAATGAATGCTTGAATTCTATTACGTACTGCACCAACATCAGCTAACTCGTCCCCATTGATTGCACCACGTTTAGTGACAACATCAATGATTCGAATAACAGCATTTAGATCACCTAAACTAATAGTATGAATCTGCGGCTCAGCGGGAGTTTCTACTGTTTCCACTGGTGCCTCGGTCGTAGGTTGTTCAACTAAACCATCTTTAACAACTTCCTTTGCCATTTATATCTCCTTATATGTCGTTGTTTTATCAAGAGCAACCCAATATTGTGTGTTGCCAGCCATTACAGAAGCGATAAGCTTCTTGTCAATACCAAACTCATACGAGTCAGCATTAACGAATTTAAAATTATTCATATCAAGAACCAAATCAAAGTCTGCAGAAGTATTTATACTACAGTT